AAATTGATAAGAATCTTATCACTTTCTCATTTCCGATTTGAGGGTGAAACGTAAGTGATAAAAATATACCCACTTTTGTGTAGATAAGTGGTTAGATATTATATATTTATATTATTATAACATTTATATTATATATATACAACTACCTACCTACCTACCTACCTACCTACCCCTCAGACACCATCGGAAATGTCGGAAACGAGAAATGAAAGGATAAGTGGTAATATTCTATTCAGATTATATGCGGAAATTGATAAGATTCTCATTTATTATGAATCGGAAACGAACCAGAAACGACATCATTGTCTCAGGAACGGCATCAATTGAGTTAACTAACAAAGGAATGAATAACATGAGTAAATGGAAAATAAGCGAAGATAAGAAATTAATAAAATTATGGGAAGCAGGTTATACTGTTTCTACAATAGCAAAAGAAACGAAAAGAACAATACCTGCTTGTAGGATGAGAATCAAACAATTACAGGATTTAAACAAAATAGGTAATAGATATAGAAAAAACTATCTTAGTAAAGATAAGCGTTATACACCTACAAAATCTAAACTTTCTAAACAGCAAGCAATGCAACAAGCAGGCATGAATATGGATAAAACCTCTACTGCTTATTTCATAACAAAACAATGTGATGACATTAAAACAATGTTATTGAAAAAGAATGAAGCATATGGCGATTCAGCATTAACACCTGTAAGAGTCTTTTCAAAGGCTAGTTCAGATGAACAAATTAAGGTTAGAATAGACGATAAACTTAATAGATTAATGCAAGGAAAAAACATATTAGAATCAGATAATGATGTCATAAAAGACCTTATAGGCTATTTGATATTATTATTAATCAATCAAGAGAAAAACAACTAAAGCACTATAAGCGTGTTTTTATGTCGGTTTGTAAAGTTAAAAACAACAAAGAATTATTTTCGTCTTACTCCTATTACAAGGGTGTTATTCAGTACATCCTGTTGTTCCGATAAACTAATTGATGTTAATTACATTCCACGGAGGTGGAATAAATAGTAAGAAAAAAACTGAAAAAAGGAGAGATAATAATGAACATATTTGTACTAAATAAATGCCCGACAATAAGCGCCCAAGAGATGATAGATAAGCACGTAATTAAGATGCCAACTGAGAGTATGCAGATGATTTCTACGACACTAGATTACCTACGATTACCCTGTCCATATAAGCCTGTGATGTTGAACCATCCTTGCACTATTTGGGCTAGAGAAAGTAAGGATAATTTTCAATGGCTTGTATCTCATTGTCAAGCATTATGTAAAGAATATACTCTCCGTTACAATAAGACTCACAAGGTAGAAACTACCTTATCAGAATATGAAGTCTACTTAGATTTAGCAATGGATTATTTGCCGGATGTTGGCCTTACGCCTTTCGCTCAAGCAATGCCTGATTCACTCAAAAATGATGATGCTTGCATAGCATATCAGAATTACTATTTAAACAATAAATGGCCTTTCGCTAGTTGGAAAACAGAGATGCCTAAATGGTGGCCGCATGACCATATACAAAAGATGCGAACAAGATAATTCAATATGGTTTGATTGTACGGTTTTAAGGGCAAGACTTCTTGTTTGCCTCATCGTATGATTTATTGAAGAAGGTTTTTTGATGTTAAAAAGGATGAAACTCTCGGTGATGTGTTATGCTCTAGTCAATGGGGATAAAGACCCCATCCTTTCCCTTCTAAACCAATTTTAAGGAGATAATAATATGAATAAAAGAAATATAAAGAATGAAACTATAAGCCCTATGGGTTGCCCTAAATGCGTAGGTGGCATAATAATGAAGCAAATTAGAATTGCTGATTTTATGCCAGAACCTTGTGATTGTTCAGTAGAACATTGGTTTAAGGGACTAAAACATTAGGCTTATAAGTTAGAAACAAAAACAAAAAGGAGATAATAAAATGCAAGAATGGAATAAAAAGAATAGAACAACAATGAAAGTATGGTATAGTATGGATAAATACCGTGAAGATGAAAAGTATGGAGATAACGTGCAAAGTGTGGAGGGTAACATGGCTTATCTAAACACACCTATGGCTAGTAGTTATCTAAACTTAGAGACTAAAGAAGGAATAATTAGTATTAGTAGAGAATTAATATTAAAAATAGAATGGTTGAATACACCTGCATGGTGTATATTAAACGAAAAAGAAGTGGTAGATGCTGCAAAGATGCGTCTTAAGCACTTAAAGAATGATTTAGAGATTCAGAAGAATAACTTTGAACAAGAGCAAAAACTTGCTGAATTAAAAGAAAAAGAAGAAAAGGAGAATGGATATGAATAAGACGGAAGAAAAGAAAAGAAGTATAGAGTTTAATTTGATTGATGATGAGAATATGCCCCCTATTGTAATAACAATAGGTGAAGGAGATTTACCTAAAGTTGTCTTAAACCAAAAACATAAAATATGGCTATCCTTGTATAGAAAATGTATCGGTGGATGTGCTGAGAGTCTATATGAAAAGATAGATGAATTACTAACTGCTCACCTTACTGAACAAAGAATGTATGAAAACATGGAGTGAGTTAATGAGTGGAACAATTAGAATTAAATGTCCAGAATGTAAAGAATGGATGCTACAAGGTCTGGAAAACCTTTGCGAGAAATGCAGAATATTTCCACTAAAAAGAGAAGAGGAATAAAAATGGAAAGTGAAATAAAAATGAATAAAGAATTGGATATGCCATTACTGATGGCAGTCGTGAATAAAGTAAATGAAGAAGATAAGGAAACGCTATTGAGTATTATCTATAATGGTGTTTCTGAAGATAAACATGATGATTTGTATCAACTTGCTTATCTTATGTTAGACGAAATTGAACAGGAGGAAGAGGAATGAAACTGTATGGATTAGTGTTAGAAGATAACCATCCTGATTGCTATAAGTTAATGAGAATATTAAAGGATGATAGAGTCTTAGAAGGATTTCCTATTTTCTATTCTCACATTAGACCTGATGTAATTGATGCATTACCTGCGGAAGAATTACACTTTCCAAGTCTAGTGTTATTTGATGTAGACGAAAATAACCAACCAATAGTTGACTCATTTGAGTTAGTTGAGACAGGAGTTGTAGGTTGCCTAATTGATATTAGAAATATATTAGGAGATGAAGGCTACGGGGCTAACAAAAAATTAGTAGGAGATGAAGAAGAATGAAGTTTATAGAAATTGAAACATCAACAGGAATGACCTGTTTAGATTTAGAACACGTTAGTGCTTTCACATATACTAAAAAAACAGGTATGCTAAAGAAAACACAATATGACATATCAATACATATGATTAGTGGAACAATATTTACAGGAGTAGTTGGTGAAGAAAAGTTCCAATTTATCCAAGATGAATTAGGGTGTGAATGGGTTGAGTGAAGTCCGACCTAGAAGAACATTAGGCACAGGACATTGGGATAAGAAACTCATGCGAAACATGGTAGATTTATCTGAAGCAGATAACTATGAAGATGCTAAACATGAATGGATAGCAACAGGTAAAGTTTGGTGGACAGGCTTAGGTGATAAAATACCTGATTATGTTAAACCTCACAGAAACTATTGTTTATGCGGTCATAATATAGCATATCATTTTGAAATACACAATACAGTAACAGATGTTAGAGAATGTGTTGGTTCAGACCACATTAACTCTTATCTAATTCTTAGAGCAATCCGTGAAGAAACAGGATTATCAGATGAAAATATTACTGATGAAATGATTGAAGAGTGGATTACCGTTAGAGTAGAAGCACTAAAGAAAACTGCTTGGTGGAATGTTCACGGTGAAGCGTTTGTTCATATGTTTGATGCTGTCAAAGATATTGACTTAAGAGTTAATGTTAGAGAGGGCAAGAAAAGATATTATGATTCAGAGATTAGAAGATATAAAAATGAAACATATATTCGTAAGCGTTCTACCGGAGAAGTTGGTGACGACCATTATGAAATGGCTTCTATAGTTTGGAGATGGAATCATCCCGATAACCCTAAAGCACAAGCAAACAAAAGAGGATATCCTAATGATAAACTATGGATGGACTTGATTAGATTCTTTGCTGATTTAGAAAATGTCAACCTTCTCTTGAAAAAAGAGGATGATTTACGAGCAAAACAGATTGAGACTGTAAAAAAACACGATGATTTACAGAAGAAAATCAGAGAAGAACAAAGAAAACGTAGAGATAAAGTTGTTGAAAACATGAATGAGATAAAAATATCTCCTGCATTTACAGCAGCGTGTGAGTATTATGGTGTACCTGTTTTTGTTGCAGAACAGGGTAAAGACTCTTGGGAAGAAAGATTTCTTGGAGATATCAAAGGTAAAATGGTGAAAGGAACAATATTATCAGAAAACCAAATAAGTAAGTTGAATGAAATATTACTTGGTAAGAAAAAGGATGTTCCGGCAACAGATAAACAAAAGAATTATCTTTTAAGATTGGGGTATGAAGGTGATGTAGATGATATCACTAAGAGTCAAGCAAGTGATGAAATTGGGAAATTAAAAAATAGTAGGTGGTCTTAATGACTAAAAAGAAAGAAACAAAAGAAGTAAAAGAATTAAAAAAAGCAATGGATAAAACAACAGAAATGTTGAATCAATATGAAGAAGTAGTAAAGAAGCAAACAGCAGATATAGAAATACTACAACAAAGACTGAGTGAAGTAGTTAATGGATATAATTCATTAGTACAAACTCTAGCAAGAACAGAGGCTCAAGCAAGCAGATATGAAGAGACAATTAACATTATGTCTAGTCGTTTAATCGAGAGTAGAACACAAGGCTTATTATCTAACGCTGAGACCACAGAACAACAAGGAAGTGAATAAAGATGTTATTAACAATAATAAATGAAACAGGACACACAGAATTAGAAGTAACCCAAGTAGAGGTAATTGAGCAAATCAACGACCATCCTACACATTGGGTCTTTGTAGACGGTGAATTAACTTCAAGAGAAGATATAGCCGATGTTAATTGGGATGCCGTAGAAATGGTTGACCTAACCCCTGCAATAGTTGGCGGCTGCTAAAGCCCCACTATTTGTAGGATTTTTAGAAGGGTCTTAGTGGTAACTCTCTCGGTATTGCTAAGACCTTTCACCCATAGGGTGATTTATAATGGAGTTAAAAGACGATTTAAATTACGCTGATAAAAGAATAATCAAAACATTGTTTGAGTTGTTTGGATGGAATCTAAAGACATTCAAAGAATATGAAAATCTAGCACTTGTTCGTGCTGATTTTTACCCTGTTGGTTATGTTCTTGCTATCAGCAATAAAGCAATAATAATTTGTGAAGGTCAGAGTGTTTTTACATATAAGAATAAAGAATATAATGACTTTGAAGAATTATTAAATACAATAGGCTCTAGGGCTTATTCCACGTTTCCTAATTGGCAGGTAGGAATAGAGAAAGAGTGGACAATTAGAAAGAATGGTAAATGGGTTGGCTCATTTTCAAATCTTTCTGATATGCCGTATAGAAAACAGGTAAGGTGTTAAAAAATGGAGTTAAGTAATAAAATATTATCAGATATAACAGTATATATGAAGTACGCTAAATGGCGTGAATTAGATTGGAGAAGAGAAACTTGGGATGAGATTTGCGATAGAAATATGCAAATGCACATTAAGAAATATCCTGAGTTAAAGTCAGACATAGAGATGGTGTATGCCCTTCATGTAAAGACTAGAAAGATTCTTCCCTCTATGAGGTCATTTCAGTTTGCAGGTAAGTCAGTAGAGATTTCACCTAACCGTATATACAATTGTGCATATATGCCTGTTGATGACATTGCCTGTTTTTCAGAAGCAATGTTCTTATTACTTGGTGGAACAGGAGTAGGTTATTCTGTTCAAAGACATCATGTAATTAAATTACCAGAAATTAGATTACCTAACCCTAACAGAACAAGAAAGATAGTTATCGAAGATTCTATTATGGGATGGGCTGATGCAATCAAAGATTTGTTCCGTTCATATACAGGAGAGTTAACACAAACACCTAGGTTCATTTATGATGATATTAGACCTAAAGGTGCAAGACTAAAAACAAGTGGTGGTAAAGCGCCCGGAGCAGCGCCTTTAAAGAAAGCAATGGTTATTATTGAAGGTATTCTTCAGAATAAGACTAACGGTAGTTATCTTACTCCTTTAGAATGCCATGATATATTATGTCATATTGCTGATGCAGTATTATCTGGCGGTATCAGACGAGCAGCAATGATTAGTTTGTTTAGTGCTGATGATTCATCAATGATTAATTGTAAAGCAGGTCATTTCTGGGAGACTAACCCTCAGAGAGCAAGAGCAAACAATTCAGCAGTAATTCAAAGACATAAGATAAAGAAAGATTTCTTTCTTGATTTATGGAAAAAGATAGAAGAAGGTGGTTCAGGAGAACCCGGAGTTTATTTCACTAATGACAAAGATTGGGGAACAAACCCCTGCTGCGAGATAGGATTAAGACCGTATCAATTCTGCAACTTGACTGAATTAAATACTTCTAATATAGAAAGTCAACAAGACTTTGAAGAAAGAGCATTAGCAGCAACCTTCTTAGGAACATTACAAGCAGGTTATACTGATTTCCATTACCTTAGAGATATATGGAAAGAAACTACTGAAAGAGATGCTTTACTTGGAGTTTCAATGACAGGTTTAGCAAGCAATAAAGTATCTAATTTAGATATAGTAGGTGTAGTTCATAAGATGAAAGCATACAATGCTGAGATTGCAGAAAAGATAGGAATAAACCCTGCTGCAAGATTAACTTGTGTTAAACCATCAGGAACAGCATCATGTGTATTAGGCACATCGAGTGGTATTCATGCTTGGCATTCTGCTTATTATATTAGAAGAGTGCGAGTTAAAGACAATGAACCTATTTGTAAATATTTAGTAGACAACCATCCTGAATTAGTTCAGAGAGATGTATTTGATGCAGAAGGTCATGTTATAGAAATACCTCAGAATGCTCCTGCGGGTGCGCTAACAGTAGATGATGAAGATTCGTTTATGTTCCTTGAAAGAGTAAAACACGCATCAACACATTGGGTTCAACCCGGCCATTCAGACGGTCAGAATAGCCACAATGTTTCTGCTACTGTTTATATTAAAGAAGAAGATTGGGATGCAGTAGGAGAATGGATGTGGCAGAATAGACATTTCTATAATGGTTTATCTTGTTTCCCTGAGAATCAAAAATATGCACAGGCTCCATTTGAGAAATGCAGTAAAGAAGTATACGATAAGATGATGCAATCTTTGAAGAATGTAGATTTAACTCAAATTATTGAACATGATGATTCTTCTGATTTCGGGAATGACCCTGCTTGTGCGGGTGGTGCTTGTGAAATCTAAATATCCGATAACAAGTATTAAAGAATTAGAAATGATAAAGGAAGATTTGATAGCAGTTTGTTCTACTATCGAAACTGTCCTACCTACATTATCTTCTAGATATCAAGGAAGAAGTTATTCCTATGTAGATAAAAGAACAGCCTTGCTCGCTGTTAATCGAGCAATAGAGGACACTGTTAAAGGTGAACTTGACGTTACAAATCTCTTACGTTATTTGCGTAGACTTTTTATAGTAAGTGGAAAGGTTACAAATGACGAAGAGTTTGATAAGTTTTTAGTTGAGATGTATCAACTAGCCAAATATAAAGAAGTGAATAAAGATGAAATGTAAATGTGGTAATGAAAAGTTTATGCTAGAATGGGGTAAATTGAAATGTGCAGAATGTGGCACTAGACAATATATACGATATTCAGCAGAAGAACATAAAATAATGAAGAACGAAAAACACTATTTCTGGGCAGTATTAACGCCTAAGTTTATAGAAGCAAGAGACAAGCACTTTCCTGAGATTGAGGATGATGTAATTATAAATATGTGTAAAGACATAGAAAAATATTACAAGGGCAAATGGCCTAAAGTGCATTGTAAAACTACTGCAAGTAAGTGGAGAGGTAAACATATCTATTGGAGATATAAGTTTAATCCTCATAAAAAACGTGCAGAAGTAGTTATGAGTAATATAACAAATAGTGATAGAATACAAGATAGAAGAAAAGAAGAAGTTAAGTTTGTAACGGTGGATTTTAAATGAATGAAATGATAATATATAAAGAAAGTAGTAAAAGTAAATTGATAGCAGCATATAGACAGTATTTAAGAGATGAATTGAATATTAAAATCGAAGAAGAAAATGCTCGCAATAATAGTAAAAAGAGATTAGTAAATAAATATACTAATCTAAAAAGACCTGAAATAGATAGTAATCCTATATCTTGGAATAAGTTTAGAAGATTACCTAAATCAGCAATTGTAGTGCATTTGTTTATGGAAGGTTGTAATCCTGATTATGTATCTAATTTTGTTATGGAAAAGGAGTCTGCTGCTAAGGATGTAAAAGGTGCTATATTCTGTTTCCATTCTAAAGGTAAAGATAGTAAAAAGGGATTCCATTGGTGTAATTCTAAATGTTGTGAGTCATATAAACATCAAACTTATACACGCTTTTTTACTAAAGGGGTGAAGATAAATGACTCTTCCGTATGAATATAACATAGAGTTTGTAATAAGACAGGTTGATGATAGTGGTAATACACACACCACTAAAACTAGGATTAAATCATCTTATGATATACCACAAGCACAGAATTACTCAATGGAAGGACATCAACGTGTTCATCTTAAACTAGATGCTATCGGAAAGAAAAAAGGAGACCCTTTGATTATATCAATGGCTTCTCAAATAAGAAAGTTTTTTGGTTGGGGTACTAGAAGTAATTATGCATATGCTTCTGCTCCTGATATATTCAAAATACAGATTCATTTTGAAAATGGTGCTATGATGTTCATTGAAAAGAAATCACCGTATTACTATTTGATGGGTAATCGTCTCACTAAAAAGAATGTAATGATGCCATTGGCTAGAACAATATTCCATTCGTGCTTTGAGAAAGATTCTCTTAAGTTGACTGAATATATGTTTAAGATGATAGCATTACCTGAAAATGTTCAGTATGTTCTAGAAAATAGAACACCTTATTGGTTTTTTGATACAGGAGAACCTGATGAATGGGGTCAAGTACATAGAACAAAAATTGAGGTCAGACTTAATACGAAAATGATTGCCACTCAAAAGGCTGCATTAGAAATATCAGATGGTGTATGGTGTCCAATTGATATTGATGACCTTGATAAGTTTGTTAACTATTATTATCATAATCATACTAGAGGTAAGAAATGGGCGTATAAATCTCCTAACAAGATTTGGGAAATGTTAGTAGGTACTGCTCCAACAGATGCTCAATCACATCTTATGTTAGAGTTTCTAAGACAGAACAGAACTGATAAGATGGTTGAAGATAGAGCAAAGGAATTAATGAAAAGTCTAACTGTTAAATATCCTGATAGAATTAAAATATTAGAAGTACCTGCCAAAGAAGAAGGCAAGACAGCAGAAATTATGATAATTAAAGGTAAATTGATGGATTGGATTATTGTAGAGCAACCTTATAAAACTGCAACTCAAAAAGTTAAAACTTATTCCTTTGTAAGTAAGGAATGTTTAAGCCATGAAATTAGTGAACCTGATGTACTTGAAGGTAGATGTAATTTCAAACAATTTGGTGCGCGTATAGGAATGGTAAAAGGGCCAATTTGTATTGATAACATCCATACTAATTCTAGTGTTGGAGACCAATATGCTGCTAGAGCATTAGCATTATTGAATGATAAAATTACTGTTGATTTAGTATATACTATCAAAAAATATGTACCTGTAGTTTGTTATTCTGGTGAAGTAGAATCTAGACTTCCTGATAGTTTAGAAGGTATAGATTGGAATGGGGTATTGTAATGCAATGTATGGTGTGTAAAAGCCATAAAAATTATATTGATGATAGATTAGGAGAAAAGGTTTGTGTTGATTGTGGATATGTAATGGTATCTAATATATCAGAAGAAACTATTTCTCCTAATCTTCCTAACGATGAGTATAGATTGGGTGATAGAGGTAGTCTAGGTTCTCATATGTCTTTGGTTGGTAATCAATCTTTGATTAGAAAGTTGAAGAGAACACAAGATGTATTTTCTAAAAAACTAGACTCTAACTTAGTTAAAGGTCAAATGGAATGCAATATGATTTTAAGTCCATGGCTTCCAAATAATAATCTTAAGGATAGAGTTCATTCATATTACAAGAGATTCTACTCAGATAGATATACTTGGAGATATACTATCTCAGTTAGAGCAACAGCATTAGTATTCTTAGTTTTGAGAGAAAATGGTATTCCTATATCTATTTCTCAATTGTCTAAAGATAACAATGAAGATAAGTTTAGAGTATCAAAAGCAGTCAGGTACTTTGCTAGACAAATAAACAAACCTTGGTTATTGCATCAAGTGTCTGTTGATAGTTGGGCTGATAAAGTAGCACAGGATTTGTTTAGTAACAATAAATTAATTGATGAATCAAGTTTTAGAAACGACTTAAGAGTTGTAACACAATATGTAAGTCAGATAATATCTGATAGAGGATTGTATTTCTCTAAAGGACACATGGCTTCATGCGTGTGGATAACCTGTTTGTTAAGAACAACAGGTTCATGGCCTGAGTTTACTCAAGCCGAGATTGCTAATAGTTGTAAATGTGGAACATTAACAATTAGAAACAATAATAATAGCATATATAATATGTTAGCAGTAAACAAAAAAATGCTTAAAGCATTAACCGTAAACAATTTTGTAGCAGGTGTAAGATATGAATAAAAAAGAAGAAAAAAGAAAGATATTAATAATAGGCGTAGGTGGAATAGGGAGTTACTTGACTCCTTTATTACATAAAACAGGGTTGTATGATTTACATATTGCCGACCCTGATATTGTTGAAGAAAAGAATCTGTATTATCAGAACTTTAACACAAGTCACTTAGGAAAAAAGAAAGTAAATTGTATTGTTGAACATGATGTCTTAGGTTTAAGACACATATATCCAATATTAACTGATAGTCAATTAGAAGGTGGATATGATTTAATAATATGTTGTGCAGATAACCTAGACGCAAGACGTTTAGTTTATAGGCAAGGGTTTGGAGATAATGCAAAGACTATGTGGTTGGATTTGAGAGCGCAAGGTAGAAATGGTGCATTGATTAGTTGTCTTGCAGACCCTAAGTTTTCAGATACTTTCTTAGCAGGTGAAGAGGGTTCGTTTAGTTGTCAAGGTGCATCATTTAATGATACAACTCAGAAACAAAACTTACACTTTACTCATGTAGCAATAGCGGGTATTGGAGCGCAATGGATTCAAAGATTCTTCAATGAAGAACAAGTAAAAGATAAAATGGTAATAAATATATGAAGGTGATTAAATGAGAGGAAAAACGTGGACAGAAGAAGAAAAAACAACAATGATGAACTTAGCAATGTCAACTAATATGACAACACAAGAAGTAACAGATATGTTGAATGAAAGATATAATAACAAGAGAACAACTAAATCTGTGGAATCTAAAAAGAATAGAGTCCTAGAAGAATTAGGTGTGATTGATAAGAAAACAAAAGATGTGAATGTAATGACAAAAATAGAAAACAGAAACTCTAGAAAAGGTTGGACAACAGCAGAGGATAGAGTATTAATAGATGAATGGACAGCAGAAAAAAGAAAGCAAGAGAAAATTGCCACTAAATTGGGTAGAAGTGTAGGTTCTTGTGCTTCTAGGATTTGGAGAATAAAAAAGAATCCTCAGTATTTTCATGCTTTATTAGATGGAGCAACTGTAAATCTACATCAGATAGAAATGACAGGAGATATGAGTGTTCGTTCTGAGTATGACTTAACAGATAACACTCTTTTAGATAGAAGTTATAGATGGCTTAAAACAAGAAAAGAAAGAAAGCAACGCAAAAGAAAAGAAAAAATAGAAAGAAAAATAAATAAACTAAGAGGTAGATTATAATGGCAAAATGGACAAAAGATGAAGAAGAAGAATTGATACAAGGTTGGCCTGTTAAAGAGCATAGAGACTCAATAGCAGAAGAACTTGGTAGAAGTAAAGCGGCTTGCGCTGCACGTTATCGCAAGTTGATTAAAGAAACACCTGCAAAAGATTTGACAGGCGATGCTTATGTTGAAAAGATTCGACAGATGAAAGAAGAAGTAGTTGAAGAAGTTAAAGAAGCAATTACTCCAACAAAAGCGGCACAAGAAATTAGTGAAAAGATAACTGAAATCATAGAACAAAATGAAGCAGAGTTAGTAGCAACTAATGGTAAACTGAAAGAAGTCAAAGAAGAATTGAAGGAAGAACAAATTAGTAATGTGATTGAAGTAATGCAAGAAAACAAAGTAGAACCTACTAGAAAAGGTAGTGGTTTCGCTATAAAACTACTACTGTTAGTAGGTCTTTGTGCTACTGTATATTGGATGTGGATGCAATGAGTAGTTGTGATTGCTGTAAAGACGGTGAGTTAGAAGTGGAAACCCCAGATTCAGGACTTGCTAAACATATTATGAATAAAGATATTGAATATGACACACAGGTAGTTATAGAAGATTGGAAAGAACAGATAGAAGAGTCTTATGGATATGATTGGAATATTAAGTTCCACCAAAAGATTTGGGAAATGTCATTGACTGCTTTTGATAAGCCTAGAGAGGTTCAAGTGGTTATTGATAAAAACCAAAAACTGTTTATTAGTGTAGGTGATGGTAGTTTTGTTTCCTTTGATGGACAAGAAGGTGCATTGAAAGGAATGAAGTTGCCTTTGCGTGAATGGATTCATACACATCCGTTTGGACAAGCCTATTTCTCAGGAACAGACTTAAGAACTATTTCTATATGGGAACGTTATCTAGACTCAGCAACAGTCATAGGTAAAGACGAGGAAATGAAAATATTCTTTAGAGTTGGTAACAATGGTGAACACTTTCAAGAATACTCTCAATATGCTTGGGTAGGAGATGAAGAAGAATGATAAGAAGCGTAGTTGTATTAATGATATTATCTACATTACTAGCAGGGTGTGCTGATGCAATACCTGATATACCTAGTGATGATGAAGTAATAGTGACAGAATGGACAACATTAACAGGTAATTTTACTATGTTAATTGATGATACCAATAATTCTACATATGAGACTGTAGTTATAGGCAACAGTAGCAAGTGGTTAGTTGTTGAATCTTTTAATTACACAGCAACTCATTTGAGTTTTATAGTAAATAATAATACTGTTATATTTAATAATTATACCTTTGATAATATAGGATTCATTTCTCAAAATGGATTATTGTTTCATCAAGGACACGCACCTAACTATGGACAGGCTGAATTGTTTTTCCCTGCGTTTCCTTATGATATAACTGTTGAATATACAGTAGTGTTTAGAACGGTGAATGGTAGATGACTAGGGCAATAACTGTTAAGTTTCCCGCACCTTTACCTGCTGAAATACCTTGTCCTATTTGTAGTAGAGATGGTAAGTTAGGTAATGGTTGCGTTGCTTGTGATTATGCAGGTAAAATACACATAACAGTTGATGCTAAAATACCCATTCAAAGAGCGCATATAATAAAATATGTATCTGATAATATGAGTGCGGTCTCGGCTGAGTTGACTAAATTATATGGTTTAGTTCCCTCAGTTGAGACCAATGAAGTTTTAGATACTGAAATGGGGCAATTTGAGATTGTCCAAGTTAGTAGTTTAGGTGGTGCAGTTTGGATAGCAAACAGATTAGATGAGTTTGCCGCACCAAGATATTTCTATTCTACACATGAACTTAATATATTTAAGAGTGGTATAGATGGAAGATGAAAGGATAATAGCAAGAATACCTAGGTCTGCAACAAATGAATGTTTGATTAAAACGTTTACATATTGGAATAAAAAAGTTGTAGATGTCAGATGGTATTCTGATGGTAAGCCTTCTAGTAAAGGGTTTAGATGTAATATGGATGAGGCGAAAACACTTGCCTTAGCCTTAAATAAAATAATAGGTGATAATAATGAAAAAGATGATGATAAGCAGAAATCTAATGAAGATTTCTTTAAAAGAAAAATTGAATGAAGGCACTTTTGTAAGGTCAGAAACTTATGAAAGTATGGCTAGTGTAATGGATAGTTGGCTTGAAGGATTATGTAATGTAATCGTGGAATGTTATAATGAAACCAACGATAAAAAAATAACTGAAATGCACGTTAAAGAAGCGTATTTCAGAATTAACATGGATAAGAGAATGATAATAGATAATATAGGTGAGAAAGATGGAATGCTTTAGATGTAAAAAAGATGTAGAACAACTACTAACAATAGACCAAGAGAAACTTAAAATGAGTATGTGTTTTCCTTGTGTAGTTAAATGTCTTAGAGATTATAAAAGAAAGACAGCAGAAAAATTAATGAAAGAAGTAATGGGGTTGGATGAATGACATTAGCAAGGTTTGCTAGAATGTGTGAAGTATTAGAATATCAAACTCCTTCACAAAAAGCGTCAACTATCTCAATGAATCTATCTTCGTTTTCTGATAAGACAACAGTAATTAAGATTCTATCTAAAGATTATGCTGTCAATAATATTGGTAGCAAAAGAGCAATAACATGGGTTGCACAGTCATTGGGGCTTTTTGAAGATGAAGTGTCAGGTGCGGTTACAACATGGGCTGATTTAGGTGAAGGAATGAAACAGATGTTGGATGGAGAAAATACTGATTCAAGTATAAGTATAACTGAGTTTCACGATTTAATTAGTTTAAATTGTAGTAGGATAGCAGATAATTCATTTAGATTATTTAGCGAAGCATTAAGAAAAATGAGTGCTTTAGAAGTAAAATGGTTTCTAAGATATTGGTTGCGTAAGCCTAGAAATGGTTGCGGGAATAACGTACCATTGAAGGCAATGGAACTACATTTTGCTGATAATAAAATAGGTGAATATCATTTCTATAATTCTGCTGCTGAAATATGTAAGGCATTAGATTCAGGTAGAAAACCAGAATGTAAATTAACACATGGTAATTTTGTATCTTCTATGTTGGCTAAGTCATATACAGGGTCATTGCCTACTCAATATTATATTGATGTAAAGTATGACGGTAATAGATACCAGATACATAAGAAAGGTGAGTCAGTTATTATCTTTAACCGTAAAGGTAAGGTTGTAACAGAACAGTTTCCAGATGTTATGAAAGAAGTATTAGATTTACAAGTAGATGATTTCATAATTGATACTGAAATCTATCCTGTTAATGCAGATGGAACACCTGCTGAACACAAGATGTTAGGTAAAAGAGTGCATTCAAAAGATAAGGCTAAAGCAGTAGAAGAATGTGCTGTTAAGATGGTAGCGTTTGATTTATTATCATGGAATGGCAGAGTATATCTAGATGATTCGCTAAGGACTAGACTATATCATTTAGGTGATTTATTACCCGATGAAAATATCGCTAAGTCATTTCCTGAATGTACCATACAGTCAGCATATAACCAAGCAATATCATTAGGGTTTGAAGGAATAATGATTAAAGATATGAATATGACATATCAGCCGGGTAAAAGAAGTAAAGGTTGGTTAAAACATAAACCTCCTAGATTTAACTATGATGTAGTTATTACCTCTGCAAAATATGGAGAAGGTAAAAGAGGCAATGTTTATGGTACATTTGGTATCGCTGTTAAAGATGGTAATAGTTTCGTTGACGTTGGTAATGTAGGAACAGGTTTTTCCGATGAAGATTTAACCCAACTACATAATTCTCTTAGAAAGATAGTAGATTACTATGAAGGCGACACATATTATTTCTTACCTAGAGTGGTGTTAGAAGTAACTTGTGATTTAGTTACTAACGATGCTAATGGAAATATAGGTTTAAGATTTCCGAGATGTGTAAGAATTAGAAATGATAAATATGTATCAGATATTGATACATTAGAATCTCTCATGGAGCGAACTGCATGATAGAAGAAGGCAAGTTAACGCTGCTTGGGATTGTTCCATACGATTGTGTCAAAATTGAGAATGGTATAGCCTATCTTAAGAAAGTCGGTGATGAAACTAGGGGCAGATTTAAGAAAATGGATGCTGTTTTAGTACCTTACTTTGATGAAGAAAAAGGATTAATAGTACCAAAGAAGTCTTTACCGTCTAGAAAGAAGATGTTAAGATTTCATTACTTAAAGGCAATTAAAGAAGAGGTTGATTTGCCTTTATCAAATGATTTAGCCTATTTTGTAGCAGAACAGTTGGACACTATAATTAGAGAATTAGCAGCAAAAGCACAGCAAAATGCTGAATATAGAAATGATAGTAGAATAACACCTAATCATTGGTACAACCTACAATTAGGTATGCATCAAGGAGATGGTTATTGGCCTATACATAGAGAATTAGCAAAAGAATATAAAGAATATTTGAGGGAATAAAATGAGTGATAAATACGAGATAACTCTTGAGAGAGTATTAGATGAACATAATGAAGCATACATAATATCTTTTATGTTCTATGCAGAACCCCATACAAGAGATATGCGGATATTAGAAGAAGGCCTACAACGGATGTTTGATGGACATATTTATATAAATCTTCTAAAAATAGATGAAGAAGCAGCAAGAGCATTTGATGAAGAACGTGGTTGGAAAATAACATTTATGTTTACTGAAAAACCAGAGCATGATGAAATGGATATTATATATTTAATAGCATCAGGATTAAAAGAGTTAAGAGTGAAGCATAAATGGATAGAATCTAAGGAGATGACTAAAGATGTTTAGTCACGCTCAGTTAGAAGGAATATTATTATCTATGGCTAAACCTGAAATACATATTTCAAGAGCAAACAATACACAATTAGGTTATAGAGTAAGAGTAAGAGTAAACTTTAGAGGGAGTAAAGACTTCATCTATGGATTACAACGGACTTTAAATCAAAAAGGTATTGATTGTTCAGCGAAAGATTTTGAACACAAAAGTAGACCAAGACCAATATTGACTGTTGGTGGTATGGTTAATCTATGGAAACTATGTAAATTAGTACCTGATTTACCTGATGCAAAAAATGCTTGGCCTACTTTCAAGAAGGTTGTAGAAATAATTGACAATGGAGAACATCATACTTTACAAGGTTTAGATAAAATCTTACAACTTAAGGGTGAAATCTGATGAATTATTTTCCAGATTTGCCTGATATAGAAGATATAAAAATACTAGAAAACTCTACTTATGAAACATTAAGTGCAGGTTGTAAACAATGTGGATATAAACACATTATATTTCAAGCAGCAATTAGTGTTGAATTAGATACTAAGGTATTTTTCTTATCTGTTGAATGTCCTTCATGTGGAGAAGAATATAAAGACATAATGGCTATGAGGAATAAAAATGAAAAATATGAAAATTAAAAGACCTATTATAGTAGTAGGAAAACCAAGTTTAGATACAGAGAAGAGAGCATTAGAGTTTCTAGGAGATGAACCTATTATAGTTTATGCTAATGAGTTTAATATTATTGATAATTTTAGTATACCAAAAGAAACAGGCATCTTAATTAAAGAAGTAGACTACAAACCAAATATTGATTTGATAGTTAATACTATGTTAGAATATAGAGGACAGGTAGTATTGACCTCTTATAGTCAAAAAGATGTTAATAAAAAGATTTACGGGCTTTGTCAGTTAAAGCGTGGTGCTAAGGCATATGTTAATCAACACCACGGAGGTGAGACCGCAGTAAATTATGAATTAAATATATTTGAGATGTTCTATGATTATCTAAAAAACTCAGATAGAGAAGAAGTAAGTTATAAACTTAAGAGAAACAAACCTTACGATGAGCAGTTTTTATCATGGCTTACTACTAATATGTCTCCTAACAAATTAGCATATATTGATTCTAAAGTTAAAAGAAGATGGTCGCAAGATTATTTTTATGAGTTACTATCGTATTCTCATAATGGTAAAACGACTAGAAAGGTAATCCCACCTGCTAAGAGAAGTGTATCTAAGATACCTTCTATTTGTAGAAGAGTGGGGTTAAAATCTAACGAAGGTTATATTTTAGAACAGTTGTTAGAAGACGAAGAGTTCGCCACATTTGTTAAGAAAAAGGTTAACAATGTAGAAAGACGCACACTCAAATTGGGTGAAAAAACAAAAAAGAAAAAAGTAAAGACTCCTCAAGTGAGAGGATTAAATGAATGGTGATTAAAATGTTATGGACAGAAAAATATAGACCTAAAAATATGAATGATTTAATGGGGCAAGAACCCTTCAAATCAGATGCAAAATCATGGAAAGAAGGTATGCCTAATATTATACTATACGGACAAGCAGGCACAGGTAAAACTGCTGCTTCAGGTATCTTGGCTGATATGATATTAGGTGAACACAGAGCCTTTAATTTCCATGAAATAAACGCTTCTGATGATAGAAGATTAGATGTTGTTAGAAATCTGATAAAAGATATTGCGACATCAATGAAAGAAGGAGATGTACCTCATAAAATTATTTTATTAGATGAGATGGATGGTATGACATCTGATGCTCAAAATGCTTTGAAGAGAATTATGGAAAGATATAGTGGAAATGTTAGATTTATTATTACTTGTAATCATAGACATAAAATAATTTATCCTCTGCAATCACGTTGCGCTCACTACAATTTCAAGAGATTGAGTGACGAGCAAGTCAAGTGGGTCTTAGAAAGAATTATGAAAATGGAAGGCGTTTCAGACATAGAACCTGAACAATTGGACACCTTTATTAGTGGGTTACAAGGAGATGTTAGACGAGCGATAACTGAATTACAGGCATCGGTTAGTAGTAATACTCCATTAACAATGCAAATAGAAAGAATATATGAACCTTATAATGACTTATTAGATTCTATTCTAAATAAAAAATATGAATTAGCCCTTAATCAATTACATGATTTAATACACCTATCGGTAGATATGAAAACAGTATGTATTTCTTTACACGAAGTGATAATAAAAAAAGAGATTGATAGTAATATTAAGTTTAAATTATTAAGAGTAGTGGGTGAAGCAGAATGGAGAAGCGGCAACATGACTCCAAAAGTGTTGGCCTCATGGATGATAGGACAGATGATATAATGCGTAAAGGATTGGATAAAATCAAAACAGGAGCAATACATTGGCTTGATGTTAATAGAGACGGTAAAATAAACCGTTCTGATGTTAAGAAGTTAATGATGAGATATGAATGGATTATCATAACAGGATTACTTCTAACAATATTCCCTATGTTAAATGTATTAGGTTATACTAATATAGACTCAGATTTTTTCTGGGCTTTAGCAGGGTTATGTTTAACAGTTGAAGGCATAATAGAATTGTATTATGAGCAGAAACATTGGGATAAATTAAAGGAGAGAAAGTAAATGACAGAAGAAGAAAGCAGGCAAACCACGCTATATGAGTTTGAATTAGATTCCCCTAGAAGGGAGGTAAAGCAAAATGAATGAAAAAATAAATGAAGAAATTGCTAGTGCCGCAAGGTTGCTAGAAATGGATATAAATGAAGTGATGACAAAGTATGAGAGTATCTGCGAAGATAACTCTTTAACTGAGGATGATTGGAGATTAGGTTTAAGCCTATTCAGACAATGGTTTAGTGGAGCAAGAGCATACGCACAAGCCCCGCAAAGAGAAGAGAAAACTAACTCTTTAGTTAAAGAAGCCCGTGGGTTTTTCATATCTTTGGATGCAGCAAGAGATATGGCTGCTATGCAAAATGAAAGAATAAAGAATGAATATATGATGGATTCAGATACCACATATTCTATGGGTAAAGTAGCAGTAGCAACTAGCACTCAAGAAGGATATGAAGTTAGTCGTATGTATAATGGTGAAGAACAAGTTAAGGCAGTTACAGCATTGCCAGAAAATAACTTTGAAATTGACATGGGAACATGGATTATACCGTTAGACAGTATTGCTAAATATGGTGAAAGAAGAAATCCTAATCACGGTAAACCGCTACCTGCACAGCAATATAGAATGTCAGGAGTATTTATTGGGAGAGTTGATGGTGATGAAGGATTGTATTACTTCTCATATAAAGGAGAAGCGTGTAAAGAGTTTACACCTAAAACCTTCACTATGATTGATATGGAAGTTATTAGAGACCAAAACAACACAAATAGAATCTACGGATTCAAAACAGGAACACTACAAAGTCTAAGTGTTCTTGATAATGAACATGGTGTTGAAGACTTTAAAAATCTAATAACTGAATATGCAGGAGAGAACCTATCAGGTCTTGTTGATTTAGATAGATATCATTCTGGATTAAGCCATAAAAACTATGCAGAAAAGTTTGTTATTACAGACGGTTCTGTTTCTAGTGTGAACATGGTTCCTAATTCATATGGTACTAGAAGAGTAACAATAACTGATTTGAATGCAGACTTTGATTATGATGGCGGTTCTTGGGCGGGAACGACTTGTTGGTTCCCTAGTAACGTTGACATTGAGTTTGGTTTAGGTTCTAATGTTATAGTTGTAGGTAGAACATCTTTAGGTAAAAATGAAGATGGTACTCCGGGTGATATAACATTAAACGTTAGCGGTATTCTTGTTGTAGAAAATCGAGGGGTTGTAACAGAACCTTTTGATGCAGGCGTAGAAGAAGATTTAGATTGGTTCTAAATGATACTAAACCTTAGTAAGAAGGTATGCTTACCAAATGGGTGCGAAGCCCTAAATAAAGTGATAATATGTTTACAATAGATAATAGAATGATACATGGTACAAGTTTTATAATTTCACTAGATTCGGTGGAGTTTATAACTTGGAGATTAAATGAAGATACGGGGGATTATTGGGTAAAACTACATATTCCTTCAGGTAAAGAAATAAGAATAAAAGTAAGTGAAGAAGAATTAAGAAACATAGCAGACGTATGGGCTGCTACTTCAAATATATATTTAAAAATAGGTGATAATTATGGGATGGACTTCTGAGAAGAATAATGAGAATAAAGATGTAATAGATTTTGGTAAAGAACAAGATGAATGGAATAAGAAATATGCAGAAACTTTTCTAGTTAAAAAGGATAAAAAATCTAGAATGTGTTTAGGCATTTGGGGCGACCCTAAGAATGGTAAAACAGGTTTAGCATTGGATTTTCCAGATAGAGAAATATACGTTTTAGATTGGGATAGAGGTGTTGAGTCTACATGGAAAGAACATTATGATGCAACAGATAGAATAAAAATACATTGTCCTATCATTAGAGATAAAAGTAATGTAATTGATATTCATGCTTCTGAAAGAGAATCGTTAATGTTTGTTAACTTTGTACGTCAAAAGATTGAAGAAGGCGATAAGCCAATATTTGTATTTGATGGCGTAGATACTTGGCATGAATCTTGTTTACTAAAGGTAAGTCCTGACCCTAGAAAGGTCGCTAAGATGATGCCTTGGCAATATGGAGAAAGAAACAAAACTTTCTTTTTCTTAATGGAAGCAGTATACGCTTTAGATTGTGATGTTATTTACATAACCCATAAGACTGAAAATTACCTTGATGGTAATGTAGTAGGTTATTCTCCTATATGGAAAAATTGGGGCGGTAAATTAGAACAAGAGATTAGAACAGGAACTAAATCTGTTAAAGGGGAATTACAATATGTAGCACAGTTAGTTGCTAGTAGAACAAATGGTAACTTAGTAGGTACTACATGGGTAACTAGAGAAGGTAGACCTCCAAATGTAGTTTGGAATGGTATTCCTCAACTACGAGAGGGTAATATATGAAAGAGATATTTATAAATAGAAAAAAACTAAGCAACGGAATAGAAGATGTTCTCCTTAAAGGGAGATATAGGGGAGCATCTTCTTCCAAAGTTGATTTGATTAACCCTAATGTTGCTATATTAATTAATAGTAGAACAGGAATAACGATAGCAAATGCTAATCATTCAATCGCTACTATGGTTATAGTTAACATTAATCCTTCAATAGAAGAAGAAAGACACTTTGAACCATGTTGGGTTTATTGTGATGCTGAGAAGGCAATCAAATATCTTAAGGCTATGAAAGATGATGAAATTATGTTGAAAATAACAGATAGTAAATTAATATTCAACGGTATTGATACACAATTAATGATGCCTTTAAGTATTGAACATTCAGGTATTTCTGCAATTGCTAAACTTATGATGGCTAAGGTAGACCAACAACATGAAGGGACAACTGCCAAGTTTGGTAATACTACTTTTGATACAGTCGTTTTACTTGAAGATAGTAAAGACCTCGCTAGAGCAATTAAAGAATGTTCAGTAGTAGGAACTTCTTCGTTTAAGTTAACGTTTGATAAACAAAACCTAGCAGTATCTTCTTCTAATTTTCAGAATACTGAAACATATAAAACGTATGTAGATTTTACAGGAGCATTCGGTGAAGATGTAGAAGTAGAGTTTTCTGCACCGTTAGATAAGTTTTGTAAAGGTAGGTTGTATCTTTGTTTAAAGGATATGGCTCCGGTATTAATAATAGGAGCAGATAGAAAATTAATAGTTGCTCCTTATATAAGAGATGATTAAATGATAATAAATGCAGTAGATAAAAATAAAACAATGTTAATTAGATGGAGAGATGAAAACGGTAAGCGTTTGGAATTAGAAGAGAAATATTCTGATTTCAGACCTTACTTTTTCATCCCCTTAATTTCAAGAGAAATAACTAATGTTAGTTATACTGAGTTTGGACAAAAGTATAACATTAGATTAGAATATGATAACGGAGACGATGAACATCCGTTTATGTCTTTAAATAATGGTAGATTAAAGAAAGTAATGTGGAACACAAATAACCCTGCTCATGCTAGGATTCTTAGAAAAGAGTGGTCGTTAACCTTTGAAGCAGATGTACCTTTTCATTACAGATATGCAGTTGATAAGATTCATTCCATACAAGAGTATGACATGAGAAAGTTTTATTGGGATTTAGA